AACAAAGTCAAGACAATCTGGCAAAAGAATTTTTCACATTGGCTGAGAATATTGTAAGATTTAGAAATTTCCAAAAAATAGATTATGATGATGCCGTCCAAGAAGGTGTGTTTATTTGTTTTGCGAAGATAGAGCGTTTTGATCCAAGTAGAGGCAGCAAAGCATTTAATTTTCTAACCACTTGCCTCATTCATCATTTAAGACAAATATACAGAACAAACAAAAACTTCGAAGAATTGAAGAAGAGATATCAAGATTTTTGTTACACGAAGATAAGCAAAGAAATGCCTATAAAAAGAATTTGATTTAAATTTTCATTTACGTTATCATTACAGTGAAGTTATAATAATATTTTTTAAGCATTCACGCTATGTTAGTGTGAATGCCCAATAGTCAATTTTATCGATTGGCTAATGGCAATTTTATTGTTTTGATGATTTTGTTCCGAGGAGCTTAGTATGAAGAATAGATTTCTCGAAGGCATTGAAAGTAATGAACTTTTAAATATTCTCGAAAACAGTTACCTCAAAGAAAAAATCAATCTCTTACTTTCAAACGAAAACCTTGTTTATACAAAAAAAGGCAGATTGAATAAGTCTGGTGCCTGTCGCATTCTAGATATGAAAAACAAAGAACTAGAAACATTCCTTGAAGAATGCAGAAAAGTTCTTGAAGTTGATCAATTTTTAGACAAAGATGAATATCAGGCTTTAAAGGAAAGTGATTAAGGAATCATATATTGGGATGCAATAGAAATTATATTTCTGCTACATGCTTCCCAATAAGCTCTATCATATCTTAAAGTCATGTTAATCCTCATAGCATCGCTTGAGCCCATGCTAACTTCACCCCAGTCAACAGCAACAGGATAAGCATTAACGTAATTCCAAGCTTCTATTGCATATCCACAACCATCTAGCATAAATATTTGAACATTTCTTTTGAAATTACCGCTAGCACCACCCAAATAACCAATACCAACCTGATTACTATTTCCCATTTTTCTTAAATAATAATTAGATGTAATCCATCCCCAAGCAGGATTTGATTGCGCAACATCATATAAGCTAACTTGTAAATTGTCCCACTCAGGTCTACCAGCAAATCTTATAGTCTCTATAACATGGTTTACTTCAATTTCTTTATAAGAAAGCTTTGGTCTAGCAGATTTTTCTTCTAGTAATACTTTGTTATAAATTCTAACAGAACTATTACCAACATGCGTAACGTCTGGTATGTGCATGATAAACCGGTTTTGCCTCTTGAATACTACAGAAGAGGCAAAACCAATACCCATATTAGGCATAATTATTATCCTTAGAAGTTTGCTCCTACAGCAGAGCCGCAAACAGGTATGCTGCAAGTTTCTCCAGCAAGTGGTGCGCAATTGCTTTCGTATTTAGCATAAGAATATCTAAGAGTTACTGAAATATCACATTCGCCAGACTCAGAGTAGCTCAAGTCCCCGAAGTTTATACTTTGGGGCCAGCAGTTAACTAAAGTCCACGTTTCAAGAACATAACCGCAACCGTCGAGAAGAAGTAGTTTTCCAGTTCCTGCGTAGCCATTACCAGCACCAGTTGGATCTACTGCGTAACTTCTTTGAGTTGCTGCAATTTCAGTTGAATTAGCTACACCGCTAGCTGGTGAAGCGAAGTTATAAACTCTGTTAACCCATCTTAGAAGATTAGTGACAGTTAAATCTCCGGGAACTGCCACATCGTAATATGTAAATTCTATGCTTTGGAAAGTGGCTTTACCGGGCAACCAAGTCTTTCCATTCAAGAAATTGATTTCTGTGCCATCATCAATTTCAAGATTTGGTCTGTTACCTGCTTTTACATACTTACCAGAAACACCAAAGCTGTTTGAACCACCGCCGCCTACGTTTTCTACAGAAAACAACCAGCGATATTTACGCTTAAAGGCTACATTGCCCAGTGGTCCAATCCCCATATTATTAACTGTACTAGCCATCAATCCTCCCTTGTATTAATATTTTTATTATTATGCTAAGGTTCTCACCAAGTTGAATTCAATAAATATAAATTCGATGGCGTAAACAGGCACAATGCCAATTCTTGCTCTTAGTTCATTTCTTGATATTACGTCTGATGTATTTAATTCTTCGTCGCACTTGATAACGAAATCCTGTGCGCCGTTGTTAGCAACAAGTCTTGTGAGAACCTGAGCGCAAGCTGTAACAAAAGAAGATCTTGTTGCAGCATTGTTAGGTTCAAACAAATATTGTTTTGCAATGCTCTTGATTGACTTCTCGACATAGAACAACATTCTACGAACATTGACTCTATCAAGTGCAGTTGGAGTTCTTTGAAGAGTTTTCTGACCCCAAATTACGAATCCAGAAATATCTGGATAAGTGATAATTGGATTGATAGCATTGTTATTACCATACATTAAATCACGTTCAACCAAAGTTGGTCTGCTGAACACATTGTTAACATTTGGAACAAGACCTCTGGTTAAGCCAGCTGGAGCGTACCAAGGACCAGACACTGCATCACTTTGGCAAATAGCACCAAGAACTGAACCGGAAGGAGGAACCCAAACTGCTATGTTATTGAACACATCAGTCATTTCAACCCAAGGGTAATACAGAGCAGCAAAGTCTGTATCAAGTCTAGTGTTGTTGAGAGGATGAACACCATTCTGCCAATCAATGATTTCATTGACAGTCAAACCGAATGGAGGATCAATAATTGCCAATGCGTCTTGACGATAAGTTTCACAAACGTCAATCAAAGCTCTTACAACAGCTGTTGAGCTTCTGCCGGGTGTTGCCACTAAATCAACATCAACCTGTTCTGGTTCTGAGAAGGTATAAAGACCTGTACCAGCAGTTGGATTTCCAATAATCAAGTCATCTTGAGCATCAGGATCAACAGGAATGCCGTCAGTTCCGCCTGTCAATAACAATCCAGTTGTTGCAGTGTTGGCAGGAGGAGCAGGAATTGCTGTATTGTCAGTAACCTTGATGTAATTGCTGACAGTGTTGATGTAAGACTCAACATAGAAAGAGGAAAATTGATTCTTGGTAAGATTACCCCAAGCTTCAACTTGCTGCCCATTGTTGTAAACTTGAATCTGGAAAGTTCCGTCATAAGGGCTTGTTGCAATTACAACTCTTGTTGCATTGCCTTCAATGCCGGGGCTATCTGCAAATACAGTAAAGCTAATATTGCTAGCACCATTAGAACTACCAGTTACTTTACCACCTTCTTCAGTTAGACCACCACCTGAAATTCTGATAGGTGACAAGCCTGATGCGGTTACATTGCTTAAACCGAAAACAACATCCATTGTGCTTTCTGACTTCACAAGCAATTTGCTTCCTACGCCATAAGTTAAGGTGTTGAAAACTAAATGATCTGCGCCATCATCATCAACATCAAAGCCACCCGGAAGAGAAGCTATTTGAGTTAGAATTTCGGTTACAACTTGAGCAGTCGTCCAAGATGCACCAGCAAGTGCTGACAAGTCGATTACTTGGACTACGTCATCGATATTTACGTTTCCTGTGCCGCTAACAACTACCTGAATAGCAGTGGCAAGAACGTCTGAACCGATTCCTGCAAAGTTCCAAGTACCAGCTGAAGTATAAGCATCGAGAGGATAATGGTCTTCAGTACCAGTCAAGATAGCTTGTGTCATATCTGTACCAAGACCTACGATGCTGCTTACTCCACCGTAAATTGAGTCTTGGTGTGATACCAATTCAATTGAAGCGGCAGTACCATAAGCCCAAACAGAACGAAGCCCTAAAGTGCTGCTTCCTGTTTCGTAGAATTCAATACCATCAATTGAAGGATTCAACTGAAGATTTAAAAGATCGACGAGTTCGGTTAATGTGTAGCTATCAGCAGGAACTGTAAGAATTTTGCTGGCAAGAATGCCGTTAAGTTTCCAACTGAAGTAATAATCATCTGCGAAAGTATAAGGACCAACAATGCTTCCGATGATGTTAACAATGCCGCCAGCAGATGGAACATCCACTGATGCAGAAGTAGCACTTGTATTACTAGTTGGATCAACATCTGCTACTCTTGTAATTATTATTTCGCTTGAAACCCTGAGAACTTGTTGTGCCGCATAGATCAAATAAGGATCACTTGTGTCAGGGTGTGGATTACCAAATTTTGTAACAAGATCAGTCAAAGTTGTAACACTAGTTGGTGTGTTGATTGGTCCTTTGCTAGCAAAACCAACCAAAGCAACCTTATGGAAGCTTGTAGTTGGACTAATAAAAGTCAAATCATTTTCTGTGATTCTCACAGAAGGGCTGATTGTGTTGCTTGCAGGAAAGCCTCGTAAAGTTGCCATTTTACTTTTCTCCCTCAGTCAAAATATTATTTGGTACATATCTAGTTTTGATAAGACCCATTTTTTCTACTCTTTCTATATATGCAGTAGACCTTTCATCTTCTAAATTATAAATATTTTTTTTAGAACCTAAGCCGGGTATATTTAAAGTTGTAAAAGAATTTACCTTTTTTTTACTCTTTATTACTAGTTGAACAGGATGCTTGCAAACATTTGTTATTTCTATCATGGTTGTGGTGCTATCTCCTCAATTTTGGCTAACACTTCGGTAATTTTCGATTCATCTACGGAATTTACAAGATCTGCTTTTACTACTTTGATCAAAGAATCGTAAAGTTTTGCAGGCATCGGCACAAAAGTTTCCGCTGTTAAATTAAATTGAAATTTAACAATTCTAAGTTTGGCATCTCCCGGCTCTGTTTCAAGATTACTAGCAATTGAATCAAGCCTTACAATCACTTCTTGTAAAATTCCCCTTACTTTTAGGTATGCAACCAAACTGAATTTTGTAACTATTTGCTCGAATATTTGGTTCATATCTTCTAATTGCATCGTCCATGCGTAAAGAGTATAAGCAATATTTATTGGTATACCTCTAGCAACCCCAAACAATGTCTCTCTATTACCATATTTCGGAACTTTTTGTGGAGAATTTCCCGTATACGCTTCAACATAGTTTAATGCTTGATGATAAGTATATCTTTTTACATCAAATTCATATCCTGTAGCACTTACTGCGAGCATTGGTAGTCTTATTCTATCGACAACTAATGTTTCATCTTTGCGAACATTTTGTTGTAAAATTGCTGCTACTGCTCTTTCTTGAGTTGCCCATATGATTGGAACTGGATGTGCCTTACCGTCTTCATCAATAACAACTATGTTTCTGAAAAGATCCATTATGCCTTCATCAGTTCCTCTGAGGGCTTTTGAATATCTATAGATTGTATTTTGATTGGTATCGCTTGTTATATCATTGATAATTTTGCCAGCTTGCATTGGATCGCAATTATTAGCTGCGCCATTTCCTAAGTTATTGACAAAATTATCTCTAAGCCAATCAGCAGCACCGTTGTCTCCAACATTGTTTTGATTATCTGGTTGAATATGACAATCCATGCCGGGAGGTGGATCTTGATTATTAGATCTTCCTAGTAAACTTGCATCTGGGCAAGGATTTATTTGTTTTTCATATTGGTTTGGATTCGGACCTATAGGTAGCATAAAATTATTTAGTCTTGTTTGATTGTATTTTTACTCAATTAGCATATGGAAAATAAAACTAAAGTTTTGTATAGAACTTACGGTGGCAGCATTGGTCCCCGTAAAATCAAGATTGAAATTCCCGGTTTTGCGGGAGAGTCAAATGATCATGGAAACGGAAGTAAGGCGCAGCCTTTTCATTGCTTGCCATTTGTTGATGGAAGCACATATGGCTTAGAATTGATATATCATTTTGAAACAACCACTATCGTCAAAAACATTAAAGGAAAAATTGTTTTTGAAGGTGATTGGTCTAAAGAAAAGTTAACAGCTAAATATTCTAATATTCCACCGTTTGGATTATTTGCAGATGGTCACTATGGATTCACGTCAAGTTTAGACATCCAGCCTCCACCAGATCATATCATTCGTGTAGAACCACATCCAAGCTTCTATACAGACACAACTTGGAGTACACCTTGTGCAGTTCCCGGTCACATTCAAGGAGAATTCTGGAGCAGTATTTTCTTCGTTGTTTTTAAATCTCCATTAGAAGGACAGCAGCAAATATTCCAAAAAGGAAGACCTTATGCACAAATTTTCATTCTACCGAAAAAAGTTGCATATGACATTGAAGAAATGCCAGCTGCTATAAAAAGCAAAAGAGAAAAAAGAAACGATATCGTTTTTAACAATAGAAGAAAAATTGCTAAAAATGTTTGGAAAGATAATCTGAATCAAGAGTTCGATGATAAATACAAGCAACTTAAAATGATATTTGAAAAGAAAGGCATTGAAGGCGTTGATGAGTTTTTGGATAAAATTGTAGCTTGCCCTGTTGTAAAGGGTAAACTACGCTACAAATTAGTGAATTATAAAAAACTTAATAAAACAAAAAAAGGCGTAAAATGAGCAGTTGCACAATTATTATTCCCACTTTGCAACTTGCTGAAGCTGCAATCAATTTTATGATCCCTCGATATGAAAAATCAAAAAGCATAGAAAAAGTAATCATAATAAACAATGCGCTAGAAGATAAGTTTTCCCCTAAATACAAAAATTTTAAAAAAATTCATATTATTCATGACCAACCAAATTTGTTTGTAAATCCTGCTTGGAATTATGGCATGAAATTAGTAAAATCTAAATATTACGCTTTGATAAACGATGATATATTTTTTCACACAGATCTTATTGGAAGTATAATAAACTTGCTAGAAAAAAATGAAAATATTAATTTATCAACAGTGAAAACAAAGATTTCGTATAATCATAATGAAATAATAAAAGAAATGCAAAACAACAAATTTAAAGCCAACATTTCTTATGAAATTAAAAAATATCCTGAAGAAATAAAACAAGGTTGGTTCATGTTAGGAAGAACAAAAGATTGGAAAGAAATTCCAGAATTACATGGCAATATCATGTATGGTGATGATTTTATTTACATAGAAAATCAAAAGAAATATGAAGGAGCTTGCATAATAACAAATAACATTGTATATCATATGGAAAGTACTTCTGTTCACAAAAGCAGAGAAATAGAATTAATGAAAAAAATCAGCAAACCTTGGTGAATTTATGAAAATTAAAATTGCTATTGCCACAAATATTAACTTTTGCAACAAAACTATACCTGTTATTGTTGAAACTTTATTAGCGTCTGGAATTGATCAGAACGACATATTAGTGTTTAATGGTGGATTTAATCAGAGAGAGAAAAAGTCAGAAAATGGAATTGAAACTATTCTACTTGATCACAATTCTTTTGAATACACACCTTTAATTGATATTGCTGAAAATGAATTGCAATCAGATTATTGGTTTCTTATTCATGATACCTGCAAAGTTGGCGAAAATTTTAAAAATCTTTTATATGCCGTTTTACCAAAAAATCCTGTAAAAGCTGCTTTAAAAACATCTCCAGCAATGTCTATTGGATTGTATAAGTATGAATACATATTAAAATATAAAGCAAAGCTTATTGAAATAAAAAATAAAGATTATACTTTAGAAGGATTGCAAAGATGGAAGCAATGGGGCATTGGAGCAGAAGATTACTTGTTATGGAAGCATGAGCCAGAAAATACTATTTTATTTCATCCGGACAATTCATTTAGAAAAATAACTGAACAAAATTGGTATCAAGAACCTACAAAAAGAGTTGTTGAGTATTATCACCAGTTGGATTTATACAAAAATAAATCCAACTGGCATCCTAAAAACTGGATGGAATTAAACCTTTAAACGCCGCCGTAGCCGCCGCCCATACCAGTGCCGCCACCGCCACCCATGCCGCTGCCTCCCATGCCGCCGCCCATTCCGCCACCACCCATACCGCCGCCAAAGCCTCCACCCATGTCTCCACCGCTTTGACCGCCACCGCCGCCTTGATCACCACCCATGTTTTCCATGCCGCCCATAGGTGGACCACCCATTTCGCCTACATTTGATGACTTTTCTTTGCCTTCATTTCCTTCTTCGTCTCCTTCTT